GCTGGAGAACAAGTTAAAATTATTGAACCATACACTCTCCAAGATTTTGCTAATGTAATTAATTATCCAGCTAATACAGAATCTGAAATTGTAGATGTTATTATTCAAATGGCTTCATCTTGGACTTTAGGAAATATTTCTGTAGATTTTGAAGAAGTTTCTCGTCATATAACTAGTAAAATTTGGGATAAATTAAAAATGCAAGTTGGAAATAAATTTCTTAAAGAATTAGAAAGATATCTTGATAAACGTTTTGATAAAAATCCAAATATTATAAAAGAAATAAAAGGAGCATCCACACATTTAGAAAAAGAACTTCGAAAGTTATTTAAACCTTTTGGTTTAAAAGTAAATTGGACACCTGATAGTATTGAAATTGTAATGCCCAGTGAAGATTGGTATTGGAATGAACTTTCTGCTTCTGGAAAATTAGAAGAGTTCAATGAACTTATTCAAGAGTTTGGCGTAGATTATGATATTGTTGATAATGTAATTGTTATTTTTATTTAATATATGAGGGGTTATTATGGATAACACAATATTAGAAAAACGAGAAGATGGAAAATATAAACTTATTGAAAATATACTTGTAAAGCCATCTCAAGTGGAAAAACTAGACAAATTAGTTGAAAAAGTAAATAAAATATTATATGAAGGAAAAGAAATTGAGTGTATAGGAGTTTATACTTTTCCAGTTTCAAAACCGGGAATTAAAAATTTAAATGAAAGAATTTATCCAAAAAAACTTTGGGAAAACGTAATTCAAAAAGGTTACGGTGAAGGTTCTTATGGGTTAATGGGACATCCTGAAAATGATGGTAATCCAAAAGATGCTTGGTGTGTTTGGAGAAATTTAAGATTCAACGAATCACAGGATTTAGTTGTTGTAGATGCTTATTTATTTGGTCCATATGGGAAATTTGTTGAGGATGCTATGAAAGCAGGTGGAAATGTAGGACTTTCTACAGTAGGATATGGAGATTTTAAAGACGATGGCATTACTATTGAAGAGTCATCTTATGAACTAGCACGCGTTGCTGATTTTGTACTAGACCCATCAGCGGGTGTGTTTGGAAGTTTTGAGGATAAAGTAGTAAATGAGCAAAAAGAAAACTCAAAAAAACAACTTTTAATTAAAAATCCTACTAATATAAATAGTAACAATACCAATATTAAGACTTATTTTAAGGAAGAAAATACAATGAGTGAAAAATCTCAAAAGTTAATTGAAAAGAACTTTAGATTATATGTCGAAAATAGATTTAAAGAAATTCAAAAATTAAATTCTATTAAAGAAAAATATCAGGGTTATCAGGAACTTCTTGAAAATTTTGATGATGATATAACATTTGCTGATGATTTAAAAGCAAAAATTGTTGAGGCAATGATACCAATTAAAGCTGAACTTGATAAGTTAGTGGATAAAGGACAAGAATTTGATACTATGAAGGAATCTAAAGAAGAATTGATTGAAAGGGTTAAAGAACTTGAAGAAAAACTTAAGGATATTACTGAGAAATTTGAGAAAGAAACAACAGAAAAAGAAGCAGCAATAAAAATTCTTGAGGAGTTAAAAGTATATACAAATAAGCTTAGAGATTTATATGAAATTTCTAATGCTGAAAAAAATGGTATGGTGACTGCGACAGAATATAAGCAATTATCTGTATATACGGAAAAGATTGAAGAAGAATTAAAAAAAATAAAAGATAATCATACTAAAGCAGCTATTCTTGCTAAACAAAAAATAGAAAAAGTAAAAGCAAAAGCAAAAGTAAAGGAAAAAGAAAATAAAAAGACTGTTCAGGAACAAGAAAAGAAAGAGGGTGAAAAGTGTAAAACTGAGGATGATAAAGAAGGAACTTGGGAGAAAGATGATGATGGAAAATTAGTATGTACAATTAAAAAAGAACAAAAAAAAGAAGAAGCTGTTGGAAAAGAAGTTGAAAAGGAAACTAAAAAAGAAGAAAGCGTTAAAAAGGAAACTAAAAAAGAAGAAAATATCACTCAGGATTTTACTTTGAACTTAAGAAATGATGAAGAAGTTCAAGCATATTATAATGATTTGTTAATTGCAGATTCAAGGGTAGAAAAGATTAGAGAAGATATTTTAAAATGTAAGACTTTGATGGAAGCACAAACTACATATTTACGATTAAAACATTTGTATGAAGAAAATGAATCTGTATATGATAGAGGTATTAAAGAAGATATCCAACCTACAATACGAACTATTCAGATTGATAATATAAGACGAAAAGATTGGATATAAATTTAAATAATTTTAGAAAAATAATTTAGGAGATTAAATAATGTCTGTTACTGTTACAACTAGACCAACAAACGGTGTTTCATATGGAAATAAACATACTGTTACTACAGCAGAAGCTGCAGATGGAACTATTATTTTTGATTTTCAAAACAGTGAAGATCTTGTTTGCACTGTACTTATTCTTAATAGTAGTGGTGTTTATCAAGTACCAACTGGTTTGAAAATTGAATATTCCACTGGAAAGATTACTCTTTCAGGTTATTCATTTAGCGCAGGTGAAGTAATTCAACTTATTGCTAATACTGCAAGAACTGACTAATATATAAAACTTTAACCAAGAAAGGTAATAATATTATTACTTTTCTTGGTTATTTATACTAATCTATAAATGAGAAGTATATTATTTGGTAACTAAATTTACCTACTTACCTATTTATTATATCATATTATAATACAATCAAATCACAGTTTTATTGTTTTAAAAAATTTATTATGGGAGAAATTTATTATGCGTACAGCAATGCATGAACAACAAAAAATTATTGAATCAAAAAAGCGGCTGTCCGAAAGAAATCAAAAAGCAGAAGAACTTATTGAAGAATGGTCAAAAAAGCCTAATATTGGTGAAAACCTTATTGAAGCTTATGATAAGAATCCTGCTGCTATTCGTAATCTTGCGTTTGTTCTTAAAAATCAAGAAAAACATTTACAAAGTCTTACTGAAACTCAAATTTCAAATGCTTTTTCCACAACTCCAGAAAATGTAATGCGAATTGTTCGATTAGGTTATCCTAATTCAGTTCGTGGTGAAATTTTCCTTGAATGGGGAATGGAAACAGCAAGAGATAGTATCTACTATCTAGCACCAATTTATGCAACATCTAAACGAGGGTCAACTGCTGATGCAGTAACTCATGAATCTACAGCATATCGTTATGCAACAGAAATTGAGGAAGAAAGCATCGGTACTGGTGATGATACTACTTTAGTATTTACTGGTGATGATAGTGGAAAAGTTTCTAATCCTCCACTTCGACCATATACAGTTAAGATTCTCGTAGATAATGAGTTTGTAGCTACAGATAATGGTAGCGGTACTCTTACTGGTACTCTTCTTGATTCTTCATCAACAAATACTATCGATTATGATACAGGTGCTTTAACAGTTACCTTTACGACAGCTCCGACTACAGGTGCTGCTATTGTAGTCCAATACTTTTATGATTCAGAAGATTCAGACCAATATACAGACCTTGGAGAAGTTGAGCTTCAATTAAGAGATTATCTTTTTAGAGCAAAACCATATCCACTTGGAGTATCTTGGAGTAAAATGACTGAGCTATTGCTCGGAACAACACTTGATATTGATGCAGAAGAAGCATTAATTAGGGGTGCTGCAGATGAACTTAAGAAATCTCTTGATTTCCATGGTTGTCGTTTAGGATATAGACGTGCTTTAGCTAACAGTACGGTTACTTTTGATGCTGACTTTGCAAGCGCAGGTGCTGATTCAGAAATGGCTCACGCACAAAGTATTACTAGAAAAATTGATGATGCTGGTGATGTAATTTATGCAGCTCTTAATCGTGGAGGTGTTACAAAGATGTATGGTAATGCTGATGCGGTTAACTACTTAAAGTTACATAGCAGATTTACTTCAGAAGGACGTCAACCAAAAGTTGGTATTTATAGGGTAGGTAGTCTTGATGGTATGGATATTTACAAAGCTCCAACAGCTATTGTTCCAGCAGGAAAAATTGTTTGTGTTTATAGAAATGAACAAGTTCCTGAAGATGTATCGATTGCATTTGGTTCTTTAGTTCCTCTGTACCAAACTATGACACTTGAGTACAAGAATATGTACAAAGAAACTGGTCTTGCATATTTTGGAGATTATAAAGTACTTCAATCTAACTATTTAGTTCTTTTGAATTTAAATTAAAATCCCCTCTTTATTTAGAGGGGATTTTTTTTGACTAAAAAGTTTGACAAGTTTTAAAAAATGTACTACATTATATATTATGAATGATAAATTAAAAAAAGAAATTGAAAAATATCTTTTAAGAAAAGATGGGATTCTAATAAGAAAATGGTCAGTGGCAAAAAATAAAGATATTAAAAATATAATTCAAAAAGTTATTAATGCTACTCAATTTTTGGATGATAATACAGAATTTCGTGCTCGAATTTATGCTATTTTAAATGATATTACTGTGAAACCTACTTGTAAATATAGTAAATGTAATAATCAGACTAAATACTTTAATAGACAAAAGGGATTTTTAAAATATTGTAGTTTGGAATGTCGAAAAAAAGCTAATGCTTTTTCAACAAACAGGGGGAGAAAATTTAATGATGATTTTAAGAAAAAAATTAGTAATAGTATAAAAAAACGAGGTGGACATTTTGGAAAAAATAATCCAAATTATGGAAATAAACATTCAGAAAAAACTAAAAAATTATTCAGTGAGCAAAGAAAAGGTAAAAAACAAACTAAAGAGCATATTGTAAAACGAATAACAACTATAGAAAAAAATTTTTATATAAGAATATTAAAATCTTCTAAATTTAATAAAATTATAAAACCCCTTTTTACGTTAGATGAATATAATGGAACTACAAAAGAATATTCTTGGAAATGTTTAAAGTGTGGTTATACTTTTAAAGATACAATTAAATCACCCCATTTACCAAGATGTCCTAAATGTTTTCCTATAAAAAGTTCTATTGCAGAAAATTTATTAGCAGATTGGATTGAAAATTTAAATGTTGTTGTTAAAAGACGAAGTAAAATTATTTATCCATATGAAGTAGATATTTATTTACCAGAATATAATTTAGCAATTGAGTATGACAGCTTATATTGGCACTGCGAAAGAAATGAAAACATTGATAAAAATTATCATATTCACAAAACAGAACTATGTCAATCCAAAGGAATTCAATTATTACATATTTTTGACAATGAATGGGCTGAAAACACTGAAATTATAAAATCGATTATTTTGAATAAACTAAAAAAAACAAGTAGTAAAATTTATGCACGAAACACTTTAGTAAAAGAAATTTCAAATTCTTTATATAGACAATTTACTGAAGTTAATCATTTACAAGGATATACTCCAGCTAATATTAAATTAGGATTATTTTATAATAATATACTAGTTCAGATACTTACATTTGCTATACCACGATTTAATTATCAATATGATTATGAAATTATAAGATTTGCCACTTTAATAAATAATTCTGTTATTGGGGGTTTTTCAAAATTATTTTCATATTTTAAAAAACATTACGAATTTAAATCTATTATAACCTATGCTGATAGACGTTATAGTACTGGTGATGTGTATACTAAAAATGGATTTCAATTTATTACTTTTAGTAAACCAAATTATTATTATACAAAAGATTATAAAACTTTAGAAAACAGATTAAATTATCAAAAACATAAATTAAAGGATAAATTAAAAACTTTTGATTCTACGTTAACTGAATGGGAAAATATGCAGTTAAATGGATATGACAGAATTTGGGATTGTGGAAATTTAGTTTTGACTTATGAAAATTTTAAAAAATCACTCTAATATACACAAAAAGTAACTCCTTTCTAATACCATAACTAATAGTAACAGAGGATATACCATGAAAAGAACTGTAATAAGTTGGAATAGACTTTACGAAATTACTGGAATGGGAAAACGAGATTTTGAAAGTTTATATAATGTTATGCTTAAAGAATATAAGAATAATCCATCAAATAAAAATAGAAATTTACAACAAAATTTACTTAGACTTATTTTACATGGACCATATGATATAATAGAGAGGGAACCAAAATAATTATGTCAATTACCATTGATTCAGATACATTTAATGAAATAATGTTAGTAACTGGTTATCC